GTAGATTTATACCAGATTTTATTTCACAGACAGGTAACACTGCAGTTAAATTTAAAACAAGATTATATCCAAACAGTAGTGAAACTACTACAAGTTTTACATGTGATTCTACTACAACTAAAAAAGATATTAGAGTTAGAGCTAGACAAATTGCATTAGAAGTTGCTAACATAACTACTGGTGAAGATTGGAAGTTAGGAACATTTAGATTAGACATACACCCGGGAGGAAGAAGGTAATGGCTACAGACCAAGAGATACGAGACGCAGGTTTTAAATATATTCCACAACAAAAATATTTACAAAATCCTTTTCAAATACCAACAACCGATGATGATGGTGGCGGCGGTGGCGGCGGTGGTATACCATTTACAAATGCTTTTACTGGAGGTGGAGATAATTTTAGTGTTTACAACGCAGACCCTAATACCATAACAAACATGAACCCTAATATGTACGCTTTGCAAGATGCGAGACGTAATAATGAATTATCTTATGTTGGAAAATCTTTTCCAGGAAATATTGATCCTCTTTATAGCACTAACACTGCAGCAATGAAAAACATGGAAATGTATCCAGATTACTATGGCATGGATACTATAGGTGATAGATTTGAACTTGATGAAAAAGGTCAACTTGTTATGGACAGTGAGGGTAATTATATAAGAAAAAATCAACCATCAAAAATATCAGAGCTTATTGGTAAAGGAATAGGTTTTATACCTGGTATAGGCACACTTTCAAAATTTGCAGATTTTGCATCCGGTATGTTACCTGCAAACAGAAGAGCAGTAATGGAAAATCAATTAGGTACTCAAGGTGTTATGGTAAATGACATTGGTCAAATTGTAGTAGGACCAGGTGGACAGTATAATACACCAGAAGGAATTATGGCTGGATATAATCCTGCTAAAATGACTGATGAAACTTTTACTAAAAGACAAGACGTAATGAGAAATACATTAGACCAAAAATATGATTTATCTAAAGAACAAATTGACGGTTTAATTGCTGGTACTTTAACAAAAGAGGAAATGGAAGAAGTTAATAAACAAGCATTTAATAAAACACTAAATAGACCGAGTGATATAATAACTAAAATAAGAAACACAGAAATAGCTAGAAGAAATTTTGGTGATGCTACTGGTGCAACAGATCAAATTGTAGATATTAAAACAGATACTAAAACTAATAATCAAAACCAAGGTGGTGGCGATGATGGTGGGGGTAGTACACCTATAGGTCCTGGGGGAACAGGTAGTAGAAGAGGAGATTCAGATATACCTGATAGAAATAGAGGTGGTTATGCCACTGATGACACAGCAAGTTTTTTTGCTAAAGGTGGTAGAGCCGGATACTTCTATGGTGGTAGAGTATCAGTTATGAAAGGAGGACTAGCAAGTTTATTATAATGGCAAAAATTGTACAATCATTAACTAGAGCTGAACCAGATTATAACCAAGCTAACTTACAATCGTTAGTCAGAGATTTAGATGCAGTAATTACAAAATTAAATTCATCTTTTCAAGAAGAGGTTAAACAGGAGATAGAAGCTAAAAGTTTCTTTTTAGAATAATGGCAGTAGTAAACCAATATAAATTTGTAGGTAAGGATAACGATACCACAGGAAATGCGTTAACTGTTTTTGCAACAAATAATCCAGGTGTTAATGAAACTATAATAATTAAATCTATACTAGTCACATCTGCCGGCACGCCAGTAGTGACGGTAACAAACAAAAGTATAACAGCTATTAAATCAATAGCATTAACAGCCAATCAAACTAAAGAATTACTGACCCAACCTTTAATAGTAGAAGGTGGGTCTGCTTTTACTATACAGTCTAGCACTACAGACTCATTTGATTTTGCGGTTAGTTTTTTAAACATTAAAAAGGAGAAAATAGACTAATGAAAACTACAGTAATTGACGGAAAAGAGGTACCTGTTTTAGATGCAACTAGTGTTGAAACTACTTA